ACCACCGACATCCTCCGAGCCGACCTGACGCCCACCACCCATGTAGATAGCGACGTGGCCGGTCCCGCCGGCGGCATCAGGGTAGTAGACGAGGTCTCCGGGCTGTGCCTGGGCTTTCGTCACCTGCAAGCCCTGACCCTGAAGCTTCTGGAAGGCAGCGGTCGCCGTGCCCGCGCCGCCCGCCGGCCCACGGTTGCCGGTGACGCTCTGCATCATGTCTTCGACAAAGCGCTCGCACCACTCGTCCCAGTTGACCTGGCCGACCTTGCCGAGCGCCGCCGTGACGATCTGGTTACCGACGGTGTTGACGAGCTGCTCCGGCGTCTGACCGGAGCCGCCGGGGGTCGTCGCGGTCGCCGCTGGCAGGAGTGACTGGAGTTGGGTGAAGACGGAGTTTTTGCCCTGCCCCTGATCAGCGGTCTGGTAGTTCGCGAATGAGGTGCCGTTCTGTTTGATCCAGCCGGCGAGATCCTCGAGGAAGCCCTGGTAACTGGAATAGCCCGCGTACTGCATCCCCGACTCGGGCGCGTAGACACCGGAGCCGACATTGCCACTGCGGGAATTGACGCCCATGCCGCCGTAGTTGAAGGACGCGCCGAGCTTGCCGGCATTGGCGCCGTACTGACTCTCGGTCTGCATCACGGCCATCAGCTCGCGCGGATCGACTCCGTACTTGTCCGCCGTGGCGAGCAGCTGGGCATAGGATTCATAGTTGGCGAGCGGAGAGCCGGGGTAGTTCTTGAGCACGTTCGAGTAGGCACCGTACGAGAAGGCGCCACCCGATCCGCCACCGAGATCGGCGGTTCCGCCGCCACCCCTGAGGCTGGGCGGAGTTTCGTCGGTGTAGACGCCACCCGCCGTCGTGCCACCGACGAGCGTTGCCACCTGCGGGGTGATCGCCGCGACATCGATGTGGATCGTGCGCGGCTGATTGACGAGGTCGTCCAGCTCCTTTTTGACATCGTCGATATTCGTCTCAATCGAGATGCGCATATCCTTCATGGAGTCGTAGCTGTCGGCCATGTCGCGCATCGCCTGATCGGCATCGGTCAGTTTGGGCATCACCTGGCCCATATTGAGGAGATCGCCGGCCTGATTCGCCTGGAGCTTGGCGCGCGTGTCCGCAATGTTCGCGTAGGCGTTACCGGCCTCATTGAGCAGCTTCACCTGATCGGGTGTGGCCGTGCCCTGCTTCTGCGCCTCTTTCGCCGCCGCGACGCCGTCGTCCAGTTTCTTCTTGAAATCATCGAGGACTTTGATGCGCTGATCGGTCTCGGTGAACAGGGTCATGAAGCCGTCATACGCTTCGGCGGCATCGTGCTCGGCGTCGGTGATCGACTTGAAGCCGTCGGCGATCTTCGTGATCGCGTCGAGCGGCGCGCTGTCCTCACCGATGCCAGCGAGCGCCTTGCGCGCGTCCTCGAGACCGGGCGCCGCCTCGGCCAGACCGGTCAGGCCTTTCGAGAGATCGACCTTGCCGATCGCCTGATTGGCCGTCTGGACGGCCTGGGTCATCTTCTGCTCGAACTGCTGCTCCTCTTGCAGCATCGCCTGGTCCGCTTCCTTCTGGGCCTGCTGCATTTTCTGATAGCGGTCTTCGATGAGTTTGATCTGATCCTGACTGGCTTTATCGGTGCCGGCGAGGCCGGCCATCGTGTCAGCGGGCGCGGCCAGACCGGTCGCGAGTGCTTCGCTCGCGATTTCCTTCGCGTGCTGGGCCATCGCGTCCTGCTGTTCCTGCTGCTGGACGAGATTGCGCTTCGCCGCCTCCGTGTTCTGGTCAATTTCGTTCGTGAACGCGGCATAGATCTGGTTGAACTCATCGAGCGTGCCATGGGCGGAGAGCCATTGTTCCTGCATCCCCTTGATGGCGGCCTTCGCGGAATCGGAGGCCTTCTGAATATCGGCAGTCGTCTTGAACGTGCCGGAGGTGATCGACTTGTTCGCCTGGTCGATGAAGCCCTGGAGGCCGGCCAGTCGCTCTTTCTCGAGCTGATCCGGGTCAACCTGCGCCTGGGCCTGCTTCATCGCGTCGATCTGTGCCTGGATCTGCTTCTGGATATCACCGACGACGGTCGGGGGCGCGAACAGGCCGCCGATGACGGGGATACTGGCAGCGGCGGATTTCGTCTCCTTGTTGTACTCGTCCAGCGCTTTCGTCGCGTTGTTGATCTCATTGCCGAGCTGGCGGTATGCATTCGTGACACCATCGATGCCTTTGACATCGAGGCCGGCCTGCACCTGGATCTTCAGGTCGTTACTCAGGGCGGCCTGATTGATCTTCGCTTCCTCAGCCTTCTGGTGCTGCGTGACCTGGTCCGCGATCGAGGCGCCGAGCCACGTCACCACCGCTGTCACCGCGATCGGCATCGCGACCGCGCTGCCCGCCGCCGCCAGGGTGCCGAGGCTGAGTCCCGCTTCCGCTTCCCCGGCACCGACAGCCGCCTCGCCGGCGACGAGCGCGCCCGGTGGTGGGCCGGTGAAGCCGGTGGGCGACACGGGCATGCCGGGGGGCATGATGCCCTTCGAGAGCTGCGCCGCGTTGGCGCGCTCCTGCGCCGCCGCCATCGCATTGAGCGAGCCTGCGGTCGCCGTCGCGGCGATCCCCTGGGCGGTGATCTCCTCGGTCTCTTTCGTCATGAGTGAGATCAGCGGCGATGCGAGGGTCGTCAGCAGCTGGTAGCCGGAGGTCGCCAGCTTCAGGGCGGCCACCAGCTCGACAAAGTGCGTCGCGATCGCGATCACCGGCGCCGGGATCTTCGACAGGATGCCGAAGAGCGCTTCCATCGCATCGAGCGCGGTCGTGGTGTCGTGCGCCAGATTGGCGAAGACCTCGCGGAACTGGTCCGACTGGAGGTACTGACCGAGGTTGCCGACGAGGTTCTTCACCGCGTCGAAGAGCGGCTTGCCGAGGTCGGCGGCGGCCATCGAGAAAGCGTCCTGCAAGTTGGACATCATGCCGCGCAGCGTCTGCATCTGCTGCTGCATCAGGCCGCCGTATTTGTCTTCCATCCCCTGGCGCAGTGAGCTGATCGCCGTGTCGGCATCGACCGCGCCGGCAGTGACCGCCTTCATCGCGCCGGCCACGTCGGTGTTGAGCGTCTTCGCTAGCATCTGATAGACGGGGATGCCCGCCTGCGACAACTGGCGCAGATCCTGCGCGGTTGCCTTGCCGGCGGCATTGATCTGGCCGAAGGCGAGCACGACGCGGTTCAGGGTATCGGAGTCGCCGGCCACGCCGGCCACCGCGTCACCCATGGCGGTCAGGTCGGGGATGATGTCTTTCGCGGCGATGCCCATGCCCATCAGCTGCTGCGAGAGCTTCGTCAGATCCTGAAACTGGAATGGGGTGGCCGCAGCGAAGCTCTTCAGCTGGTTGAGGAAGTCCGCCGCCGCCGATGCGGAGCCGAACGCCTGCGTGAAGGCGATGTTTGCGTTCTCGAGCATGTCATTGAAGCCGACGATCGCCTTCGCGGCGGCAGTGGCGCCCTGCTCCACCAGGTGTAAACCCTGGTAGCTGAGGGAGTAGGCGGCGACCGCGCCGAGGCGGTCCATCAACTGCTTGATGCCGTTGTTCGCCTCCGAGACATCAATATTGAGGGCGCGCTTCTGGGCGACGAGGGCGTTGACTTTCTGCGTGTTGAGCTGGATCTCCTCGAGCGATCGGTTGGCCTGTGCCGGATCGAGATTGATGCCGAGCTTCTGTGCCCGGATCCGGGCGGTCATGTTGTCGATCTCGGCGATCGCCGCCTTCTCATCCTGGAGGGCCTTATCGACGCCGGAGGTGTCCGCCGTCAGCTGGAAGCGCGCGCGCTCGGCGTTCACCTTCTGCGTGTCGAGGATGATGTCCTTGAGCTTCGCATCGACCTGGTCGAGGTTCGTGTCGAGCTGTAGCCCGACCTTCTGCGCACCGAGGCGGGCTGTGGTGTTCTCGTACAGTGCGAGCTGGCGCTGCGCCTCCTCGAATTTCGCCTGCGCCTCGCTCGTGTCGGCGGTGACTTTGAGGTTGACGACGGTCGCGTTCAGGATCTTCGTCTCGTCGGTGATCGTCTGGAGTTCGCGCTTCGCGCCCTCATCGATCACATCGACTTCGATGCCGACTTTCGTCGCCCGCATACGCGCGGTGGCATTCTCGATCTCGGCCAGATCGCGCATGGCCTGCTCATGGTCGATCTCGACCTGAGTCCGGGCCTTGACGCCGTTCATCGACTCGAGTTTGCCCTTGAGCATATCGAGATCGGCGGCGGCCTTGTCGGAGTCTGTGGTTATCGGTATGTGGATGCCGTCTTCGTCCACTTTTTATCCTTGGGGTTGGAGGAACTGTGTGAAGATCGCGTCGATCTGGCGGGCGCGGGTCTGATCGACGCGCGCCTCGTCCGCGTCCTCCATCTCACGCACGTCGTCGGGGATGAGGCCTTGCTGGAAGGCCTCCCACGGGATGTCGCGATCGGAGGAGTCAACGGCGGCGGCCCGGTGCTGGAACAGCCCGATCACTCTGCCGTTCTTGTCGAAGCTGCCGAACTGGCAATAGAAGTCGTACAGCTCGTCCTGCTCGTCCTGCGGCAGATCGAGGATCACTCGGGGGAGCTGGTGGAGTCGGTCTGCGATGACGTAGGCCCGGAATCGGGCCGTCGAAAAACCACGGAGGTGTCCCCCTCCCCGGCAGCGCGCTCGCGCTCGGCCCGTTTGCGCTGGTACTCGGTCGTCATCTCGAGCGACTGCTGGAAGACGAGGTTGATCCAGTCTTTCGGGTAATCCTCGAGCAGGCGGGCGATCTTCTCCGCCTCCTGGCGCCGGTTCGGATCCGTCACCAGCTTCGGTGCGGCGATCCCGTAGGCGACCCAGATCCGGGTGTAGATGTCCCAGTCACGTTCGCCGTTCTGCATCCGGGCGAAGTTGGCGCAGTGCTCCTGATCGCCGGCGCTGATCATCTGCACCTCGATCGTCGTGTCGTAGTCGGGGACCGTGAAGAGCTTCGGCTGATAGCGCGAAGCCATCACCGAGTTGAGCTGATCGACGCTTGTGACGACGCCGTTGGGGGAAAGTGTGCGTGCAGGCATGCGGAATGCTCCTCCATAGGTAAGGACAGGTCGGTGGGTTGGCTGTGCCCGGGGAAGGGTGGAGTGCCAGATGGGAGACTCAGCGCGCCACCGACCAGCCCTTCCTGATCAGAGCGCCTCGATGATGTTGGACGGCATCGCGTCCATGGTTCCGGTGATCGTGCCGCCGATCATGGCGTTCGTTGACGCATTGAGCGGGTTGGCGCCGATGTCGCCGTAGACGATCCACATGCGGCTCTGCTGGAGCGATTCATAGAGGGCGAAGACGAAGTGGGATTTGAGCATCATCATGTAGTAGAGGTCGTAGCCCGTGGACGAGCTGTACCGCTCGAACTGCCAGGTGCCCGACATCTTGCCGCGATATTGCGGAATGATCTGGGTACCGTACTCGTCGCCCTGAATGGCGTTCGCGGTCATGTTGAGCTGCCAGTTCAGGACATGGACGAGTCCGTAGACATCGCCCTGCTGGCTGGTGGAGATGTAGCCCACGTCCGCCGTGATCGTGTCGGCTGCGGCCCGGGGCGTGTAGAAGAGAATGTACTGCCCTCCCGGCATGTACTGATACGCCGTCGCCGGGACCACATTCGTGCCGCCGACATAGACCACCGGCTTGACGAGCGAGTCGCCAATCTTCCGGGTGCGGTCGGTGACCCGGTAGAGCGAGTGCGGCGGAATCACGCCCACGCCCCCGACGGGAGACGAGCCACCGGGCGGCCCGGGGATCTCCTCGCAGGGCGCCGCCATCGCCATGGCCGAGGCGCCATTCAGCATCGCGATGTAGCCATTGAGACCGGTGATGGCGCCAGCGGGCGCCGCGACCGTGCCGAGCACCTGTGTGACAGGCGCGTCCTGGGGCGTGGCGCCCCCGTTGGCAGGCGTAGAAGCCATGATGTTCCCTCCATGCATAGATGAAAGTAGGTGGGAGGAAATGGTTCATATTCAGTTGTCTCCCGGCACTCCTCCTATCCTTGCCAGTTGCCCTGGACGCGCACGGTGCAGCGTTGCTGCCGCATCACGGCGCCCTCCTGGACGGTCGATGTGCCGCGCGGCGCGGCCACCGGTGCGACTTCGACCTCGGTGTAGCTCGCCACCGTCAGATCGTGCTGAAGGAGGCGGGACCACGCCGCAGCCGCGACACCGACGATGTTCGCCGTGCCGCCGTTGTAGTTGTTGATCGTGTGATCGCGATCGACCACGGTCACATCGAACTGGGCGTCGATGCGCGCGCGCGTCGCGTCGAACGCGACGATCGCCGTGGCGCAGACGACGATCAGGTAGGGGAAGTCGTCACCCTTGCCCGAGAGGTCCGGGCCGGTGTTCACCACCGGGTAGACACGCTGATCGACCCCGGCGTAACCGTTGACCGATTTGTCACCGGTGACGGCGGGGTCCGCGAGCAGCGCCTGGACGATGGCAATGACGATCTGCTGCGTATCGGCGTCGAGCCGGCGATCATATGGCTGGGCGATCATAGCGACGACACCAGTGCCCGCTTGAGCGCCTCGCGGAACTGCCGCTTGTAGCTCTCCATCGCGGGCCGTGCGTAGGGGTTCTGGATCCACTTGCCGGTCTGATAATGATGGAAGCCGTATTCCTGAAACTTAGCGCGGCCATCAGGCAGACCCTCGCCGGCGTGGATCCGGACGCCACCGTCGATCACCTCGACGTAGATCGAGTCGCGCAGTTCACCGGTCTCGACCGGCGCCCATGCCTTCGCCCGGGCTTCGATCAGGTCGGCGTACAATGCGAGCACCTCCTGCACGGCCTGTGTCGCGGTTTTCGCGGCGCGCGGTTTGTACGTGACCTGGATGTCGAGCGTCCAGAAGTCGCCGTAGCTCACGCTTCAGCCTCTTCTTCCTCCTCCTCTTCCTCGTCCTCGGCATCCCCATCGTCAGCAGGAGCGCCAGCTGGAGCCTCAGGAGGAGGCGGGATGGCATGCGGGGCTGGCTCGGTGGTGGTGTCTGCCCCGGTCGTTTCCGTTTCGAGGGGTGTCGTTTCTTCCGCTTCTGGGGTCGGTCGCTCTTCCACTTGTCCCTCCTCATGTCAGCAATCTCAGGTTGAGTGCGATCGACGTGGTCTGGGTGCGGTTGATGTTGTCGGAGACGATTTCGTACTGCCGGCCATTCAGCTCGATCACGTCACTGGAGACGACATCGGTACCGAGGGGCACACGGAGCTGGTAACGCGCATCGCCGGTGAGGCGCATGTTCGCGAGATCCTCGCTGCCCCGCAGTAACCCCTCGGTGAAGCGGCAGGGGATGCCGCTCTGACGGTAGATCTGGTCGTCACCCGGGCTGTTGTCCGGATTGGGCGGCCCGGGCAGGTAGCGGATGATGTCGCAGCTGGACTTCATGGCCCGCCGCGCGAGCGCGCGCAGGCTGTCCGTCGCGGCCTGTGAGATGAATGGCGCGCTCATCGTGCCCACCCATAGCTCGTATACACGCTGTAGACCGAGCCGATATAGCGCGGATCGTTGGCGTCGAGCCACCAGTACGGCGGGCTGGTCGGCGCCGTGGTCGTGAGCTGACCGAAGACGACGAGGCCGCCTCCGGAGACGAGCGCGGCGTTGGCCGCGTACTCGATATCCTGATTGACGAGGGCGATCCGGTCCTTGAGCGCCTTGTACATGTCGGACAGGGATTCGCGCGCGTCGTCCACGGCGGCATCGACCTGTTGCCAGACCTGACCGGCGAGCAGATCGAGCGACGCGCGCAGGGTGTAGAGGAACTGAAGCGGCGGTGAGCTGGCGTAGCCCGCGTAGATCGACCAGAGGAGGTCGATGTTCGCCGCGACGACGCCGTTGTAATCACCCGCCGTCGTGATCACGAGCTGCTTGAGATCGTCCTCCGTCGGGGGTGTCACACTCATCTCAGGCCGTCACTTCCTCTTCGACCGGCTCGGGGACGAAATAGCCCTCAAACTCGACACCGTTCTTCTCGGCGTCATCCTTCGCCTTGTCGCGATCGCTGACCTCCTTGCTCTCCGCGTCGCGCAGGGCGCCGAGGCGCTTGAGGCGCGCGATCTGGCCGTCATCGAGCGTGTGGGCCGGGTCGGCCCCGTCGGCGTTGAAGTCCTCCCCGCTGACGAGTACCTGATTCTTCATCCAGCCCGGGCCGACGATCTCGTGGGTGACGACGAAGCCGCCGCCGCCCTTGCTGCTCGAACTGGAGCTGGAGGAGCTGGAGCTGGGCTGCTTCGATGCAGAGCTGGAGCTGCTGGTGTGGGACATGGGAATTCCCCCCATGGGGGTGGCCGGTACGGAAGGGCGAGAGTCAACAGCAGGCGGGGCAGAGAACCCGTCCGCCACTCCGCTTGACGCGGGTAGCGTGAACCGCATGCGCCGCGCAACCGCACCAGCCAGCCCCGATCAGACATTCATGATCACGATCGCGCTCGGGAAGTAGATGACGGGGCCGCCGTTGTGGCCGCGATGGACTTCGACGGTGCGCGGCACGGCGTCGTCAACGTGGTCGATGACCTTGGAATAGCTGCCGGCGGAGAAGTCGGCATTGTTGACGTTCCGCAGGATCCGGTACTCACCGATCCGCTGGCCGGCGGGTCGCTGGCCGATGGCGACGGCTTTGCCGTTGGGAATGAACAGCTGGAAGGTGCCGGTCTCGTCCTTGTAGCCCTGGTCATAGACATTGAAGTTCGCGAGTCCGTCACCGGTGAGGATCGTGTTCACATCCCGCAGGTTGTTCGTCGTCCCCAGCCCGAGCCGGCGACCGGCGAGGTCGTTCTGGTTCTGGTTGCCGACGATGTTATTCGCCGTCGTCTGGTTGACCCAGATCGAGCAACCGGTGCCGAAGTTGACGCTGTGGCCGCGCGCCAGCAGGGCGAGTGCCTGCAAGTCCGCGAGCGGTGTCGCCGTGGCGCGCGTGCTCCACGGTGTCGTCGGCGTCATCGTCTGGAGTGGGAACACATCGGTGTGCACGAGGGCGCCGGTTGGACCCTGAACCGAGAAGGTGCCGGTCGTCATCAGGGTCCAGAGGAGCGCTTCCTTGCGATCGACCTCACGACCGAGGAGACGGGCGTTCGAGCGCGCAACGAGGTCGGTGATGTTCACCGGCGTGTTGACGGTGCCGAACTGCCGGCGCATCGTCATTTCTTCTTCGTTGATGAACTCGTATTCGCCATAGAAACCCGGCTGCATCTGGAACCTTTTCCCGCCGAGTTTCTTGATGCGGGTTGGCTGGCCGTTCATGCCTCGGGCGTACTGGAGGCCGGTCCAGTCGTCTTCCTGCTCCCACATGAGGATGCCCGTGTCGAGCGTCTCGGTCGGGAAGTACTGGAAGATGGGACGATCCTGCTCGAGTCGGGGCATCAGCTCCTGTGCGATCAGGGTCAGCTCGTAGTTCTTGGGATAGATCAGATCTGGCATGCTGTGACCCCCTCAGGGTGGTAAGTGGCTGGTAAGGAGGGGGGCTAATGAGCTGGGGTGAACCGACACATCTTGTTGCCAGCGGGTTCCTGGGAAGATAAGGACTGGCAGCCGGCCACCCCGGCTCATTAGCCGAGGCGGACGACGCCGGTCGAGACGGTGCCGAAAATCAGCCTCCAGCCGCCAGCCGTGACCGCGTTGGCATCGAGGCCGACGAGGTCGGTCACGCGGAACGTCCCGGCAAAGTACACATGTGTGTCCTTGCGGGTATCACCGAGGTTGTCCGCCGTCGTGATGTTGCCGGAGGCGTCGGTGGTGCAGGCCTGCACGAGCAGACCCTTCGGCACCTGCGAGCCGTCGGCGTTGCCGCTGGCGTAGGGCGCGAAGGTGCCCGGGCTGGCCGTGATCTCACCGAGGACCGTCCCCGCCGGATAGGTGAGCGAGGCCTTCAGCTGGACCGCAATCTCGAGCGCGTCTTCCGCGTCCATGTAGGGGTCGAGGCGCTGATTGGTGTAGGTGTAGATGGGTGCGTTCGGCATGACAAGTCCTCCCTGACGGGCAAAGTCGTAAGAACGTAGTCAGGTGTTGGAGGGCGCTTTAGTTGTTCGTATTGACGGAGAATCCGGAGAGTGTGATCAGCTCGTCATGGCGAGCCTTGTTCATCGTCTCCGTCGAAGTGGTCGGGCGCTGCGCGAAGAGGACGCCAGCTTCCGCGAGCTGCTCGGGCGTCATGCGCATCTGCTCCTGCGTCAGCATGTGCTGCGGGAGCGCGGCGTGCCGTGCCCGGAGGGCTTCGACGCGCGAGCCTTCGGTTTCCTCGCCGCTCGCCGTGCTGAACCGAACCATGCGAGGTGTGGCCGCGTCATCGGTCGCCGCATCCACGAATGCTGCAATGAGGTCGGCTCGTTCTGCTGGAAGCGACCGGAAGGATGCGATTTCCGCGTCCGCCCACGTCCCGGCTCGCTCACGGACGACTTCCGCGTCCCGGGCCGCCTCGCGCGCGGCGCGCTGCTTGTCCTGCTCGAGGAGCTGCGCGATCTGGGTCTGCATCGCCTTGTACTCATCGGTGTCCTTGAACTCCACCGCGTCAGCCACGGTGACCTCCTCTGCCTTTGCAGGCGGGGCCGTTTCGACCGGTGGCACGGTTGCCGCCGGTTTCGGTCTCGGATCCTGACCCAGTAACAGAGCCTTGATGGTGGCCAGCAGGCCGACCGGATCCGCAGTCTCCTCAGCCGCCGGTCTTACTCCCGGCGGGGAAAACGCTGTGAAAGCGCTCACAAGCTGCGCGTCGGGGATACGGGGATCGAGGACGAGGGCATTGCCGACGATCTCCATCGACTCGCGGTCCCACATGAGCGAGGTCTTGACGGGCGATTCGCCCAGCTGCTCATCGAGCCACTGCGGGATCTCGACTTCGCCCACGAGCGAGCCATCGTCGGCCAGCTCCACTTTCGTCAGGCGGCCCAGCTTGCCGTCGAGGACCGTCGGCATGTGCTCGAGGTCGTTATTGACGGGCTGGAACAGGCTCGCGGCCACATAGAGGTCTTCGATGGTCGCGGCGAAGTCCTTGTCCTCGTAGGTGCCGGCCTCGAAGAGCTTGCCGCGTCGGATCGCGAAGCCGTCGGTGATCTCACTGTCACCGAGGGCAAAGGCGGCGATCGACTGGCCGGGGCCGGCAGGAGCGCGCGCGCTCATCCAGCTTTCGGGTAGCGGCCAGCCGTTCGACTTCGCCTTGCCCCGGATGCACGCCTTGATCGGGCCGGTGTCACCGCCGGCGCGACCGAGGGCGCGGATGGCGTTGTTGTAGTCCTCGCGATCGGCCACCGGGAACGAGTTGTGCGGCCCGCAGAACACACTAGCCGGGGCGCTCTCCCGTTCCTTCGCCGTCGCTGTCCCCCACTTGCTCATCGAGTGCCTTCCCTTCTTCATCTTCATTGACGACGGCAGCGGAGATGGTCAGGTGGAGTCCGACTTCGAGTCGCCGCCCTCCCCGTTTCCACGAGAGGTGGCGCGACCCCGTAAAAAACCGACCACCACCAGGAGGATGAATACGAGGCCGATCATGATCAGCAGGCCGCCCTTCGCATCGATCACAAAGGCGATCATGGCGCGGCTCGTTCAGGCTGCGGCTGACCCCCGCTCACCGGCTCACCAGGTGGCCGGGGTGTGGAAGGTGATGGTTCTCCGGCGCGACCCGGAGAACCATCGGAAGAGGGGGGAGGAGTGCCAGCACCGTGGGTGGCAGCCGGTGGTGCTGGGGGTGGTTTCGAGAACTCCT